TTTGATCAATCAATTCCATTGTTTGATCTTGTACTTGTCTAAACTGAATAGGATTTCTAGCAAGCAACGCATTGGTATTGATTTCGCTAAGTCTTGCTTCTTGTGTTTTACGTAGTGATGATAAAGATTCAATACGAACTTTGACATCTTGTATTTTAACAAGTTCCTGTTTCTTTTGATCTTCCAACGTCTTAATTGTATCCATCATCATTCCGTATTTCACAGACGATTGTTGATATGCACTGGTAAGATATCCGAAAATACCCAAAGATGTAATCAACATCAATACAAATACAGCACCGCACAAATAAGACTTCAACATCCACTGAGACCGTTTCCAAAACCTATACAAAAACGATGTAGCAACAAGTTTACCCAATTCCAACGATGATGCCATTATCATAGCAGCAATAGACGCCCCAGAAAATAACAACCCGATACCCCAAATGGAAAAGAATGCAGCACATCCTGCAATGAATAGTGCTGAAAATCCAAGTAACAGATTAAAATTTAGTATGTTTCTGTTCATAGTATATAAATATCTAAAAAAGTAAAAAACCCCACCTTTAACAGGTGGGGTGACATAACTTATTATATTTGGGTTACTTTACCGTAATCTTTTTAACTTCAGGTTTGTTTGGCTTGATTTTATGTAAAGTAACTAACAAAATTCCATTTTCAAACTTGGCATCAATAGTATCTTTAGAGATATTATCACCCAATGTAAAACTTCTACGAAAACTAGAACGTTTCAATTCACGACGTAGATACGTGCCAGTCTGATTCGAATCACGTTCCACGTTAACCGCTTTGTTTCCTAGAATGGTCAATACGTTTGATTCTACCTCAACATTAACATCTGACTTGTCGAGACCAGGCACTTCTGCCTCAATCACAATCTTTTCAGAAAAATCAATAATGTTAACCTTTGGATATGATCCCTTTTCAAAAAAGTCTACCCCGAAATCTTGGGAAAAACTGGGAACATTTGCTGCGAAGAATTCATCGAAAATTCTATCAAACGGTGTCAAGAATTCATCACGATGAAGTGCATGAAGTGTATTTTTATCGAACTTACGAACGTTACTCATATTATATTTCCTTTCATTAATAGTCCATTTGGACCTATTATCTCTTACTCTATTATAGACCTAAGAGAATGAAACACTTTGTTTCATCAATCAATATATAGTTGAAAACCTTTGAAAATTCATTATAAAATAATCAGAGTTTGTACTCTGGAATCCATATAGTCATAGGTCCGTGAATTCCAAATGTATTTCTCTGCAACTGAGCATCAACAGTACATTCTCTTGAAAACTTACACGCGACTTCATACGGAGCAAATACGCATCCGAACCGTTCATATATGTGAGCATTGTGAACACATATGTTGTAATCTTCAGCGAAATATCCATTACCATGATGTCTGTAAAAATCACCATGCGTTGTAGACACACAGGGAATATATTCGTGCGTCGATACCTCTAATAATTTCTTAGATCTAAAGCTAAAGCCACCATTACCTACGCGATGTACTTTTCCAAATGGATCTAAACAATGATTCTCTACAGATGGCCAAGGAGCACCTATGTAATCGTAGTTGTAAAAATCATCATCCCACATTTCCGGATCCAAAATAAATCCATCATGTTGTACAATTAAACAGTATTTGGTATTAATGTACCTGTGTAAATCAAATATTACAAAATAACTATATGCTTCACTAGATGTTAGGTATCTACACTTTTCTACAGATATACCGTCTTTACTTACTATAGAAGAATCATGTGTGATGAATTTTACTTCGCCAAATTCCATTTGATTCATACAATGCCGTACTGACATCCATGATTCGTTGAGTTTTATTGAAGTAATACATACTAGAGTTACATCGTTTAGTTTTTTCATATATCTAACGTATTCGAATGTATAACTCGGTCAAACTTGTCGAATGTATAAAACTTACAATAATATGATGTTTCCTTTAACGCATCAAAGTTTATCGTAAGTGTCAATACATCTAATGACTGACACATTGATTTAATTAGTTGTTTTTCAAAAGACTGTACTACAATAACTTTATTCACTGAATCGTATAATTCAATTTTAACACGTTCTACATCGTCCGATATAAAATGATAGGATGGAATTGATACGTTCTTAGTCAATGTAGTGATTTCAGATGTATCGATATTTTTCCCAAATACATAGTTTTCATTATATGGGGTCGGTGCAAATTTTCCAGAAAGAGTATATAAAGATACTTCCCGTGTCTTGAATTTAATTCCAGCGTATCGTTCATATTCGTCTAATGTACGAATTTTTCCAAAACCATATTTCTTTGGAATCACTACAGAATTATCGGTTTCTATACCAAACAATATGCGATTTCGTTTCTGAGATTGTGAGTCTCTTTGCCACCAAGATTTTTCATATCCACGATAAATATCTTTTGTAGAATCATGGTCATCCCAATGTTTCATACGATTATTTCGTGTGTATTCATGCCATGCAATCACCTTGTGTGGATGGTACAAATCGTATCCGTGAGTAAAAGCTCTGACAGAGATGCTGATTTCCTCTCCGTAAAAATAGTATTCAGGATCATGAGGCACTTCTTCACAAAACTGACCATCAGTAAATGCAAAATGGGCAGAATAAAATCTGGCTGGTATTGGCTTTGTGTATGACTGATGTTTGACAATTAAATTTGGAATAAATATAACTGTGCTTTCATCCGTGAATGTATGAAAATCCATTCTCCACGGTACCATTTCATAAGTCTCTTTTGAACGTAGAGGATCAAATGCTGGTATATATGATGTAATTAGAGGTTTACTACTGCCCATCGATACACATTGCTGGTACATGTTTTTCAACTCTGTATCCCACCCCTGAACAAATCGGTGGTGAGAATCCAACTGCAATGTGTATCTTTCGCCGTTGTATTGTCGTTGAATCAAATTTCTTGCCCAACAAGCTCCACGACTTTCCTTATACGGAACGTCAATGATTTGAATGTTTGGATACGTTTTAAACATATCCAAGTTTTCAATATCATCATGTTGCCAACAGATACAAACCTTTAAATTTTCAGGCTTTTCTGCCGTCTCAAACATGTCCAGAATAGTTGGAACCAACTCTGGATCTCTATACGAAGCTATTTGTACAAAAATTGATTCATCGTTCATAACTTAATTTTCTAACTTCCACATGTCATACTCACATCTACATGATATATAGTCAGCAACGTGAACAATACGGGGCAAATTTGTTTTCAATTCGTGGTCCGGATTATATGACATCAGGTAGGAAGAATTGGCCTCATGATATAGACCATCCGACAACTTGATAGCCAACGTCTCCTTCCAAGTACAAGTGATCTGGTACTGTTGAAGAATAAACAACGCCCTATCAGTAACATCCATGTACTGTAGATTTGAGTTGAACTTGTACACTTCACCCTTGTTCTTTTTATGCCATTCACTCTCTTGAATCAGGTAATACTCTCCCTGTTCCTTGTCACCCAACTTTCCAAGATCGTGGTGAATAGTAGCGAACGCCAACTCTTCATCGGTAAAGTCAATTGTTCCCCCACGGGCTTCATACAACTTCTTGACACCAAATGAAGTGGTCAACACATTCATGATGTGGTCAAGATAACCACCAGCGTAAGCATTGTGATAGTGTTCCTTAGCACTGGCTGGTGCCATAATAGCACGGTAACCATATTCATTTTCACTATAAAGGTGCTTCAACTTTTCAAGTCGGTCACCGGAAAAGAATTTCTCAAGGTGTTTTAGGAATTTTTCGTAATTAGCAAAAAGCTCTTTTTCGTTATAAGATTTAGTCATGAACCAAATCCTACATCGAAAAAGAGCTTACGTCAATTTTTTAATTTAGTTATACAACTGGTTCAGCAGGTGTAAACGAAACAGATCCATTTGGAGTTGTCAATACAATTGATGCAACTTGATCAGCTATATCAACCTTGGCAAATCCACCATGGTCAACTGTATAAACAAATACCTCTACAGTTTTACCATCATACTCAATTGTGGTTTGACCTGAAACAAATTCAGTACCATCAACATATACCCAATTAACATCGGGATTTGGATGATCTCTCAAATCAGTTACAGTTGGAGGCAATGATGGTGAACCAACAGTGTATTCAATATCACTGGTGAATTCGCCTTCTGGAGTTACCACTTTAAAGAAACCAGAACCCGTAGCTTCTGAATTCAAATAAAATCCAATCTGCGTTGTGTTAAAAACGGCAACTGGATCACAGACCAATTCGTTAAAATAGATCTGGGTCTGACCATCAACGAAGTCGGTGCCAAATATATAAATCCATTGATTAGCAGGTCCAATTGTAGTAGACAATGATGTAATTGTTGGTGAAGCCATAATTTATGTATGTTTGGTTATAAATATAATCAGACATTTGTTTGTTTCAGTTTTTTTATTATAAATCGAACCAATGCACTTCTAACAATATCGTCTTCATCAAACTTAAACGTGTGAATACCATTTTCACGACTTTCAGTATCTTCAAAGTGATTCATCATTTTAACGAACCCGCTCTTTCCATTGATATCACTTTGATCTGGGTCACCCAAAATAAATACTTTACTGAACTCACCAACACGGGTGACTAGAGTGACCAACTCTTTGTAAGTCATGTTCTGCGATTCATCAGCAACAATACATCTAGCGTTCCAGTTCAATCCTCTCAAGAAGCCGATTGGTATGCTATCAATTCGTTGTTCTTTCTGAAGAGTATCTATGCTTGCCTTGGTAGTAAGTTCTGACAATTTTTCCAACAATGGCTGTATATATGGTGCCATTTTTTCATCAGCTTCACCTGGCAAAAATCCAAGTTTACTATCAGAACTTTCAACTGCACTTCTCAAATACAACAAATCGCTTACCCTTTTTTGATTCAAAAGAATAAGCGATGTTAAAATTGCCATGTATGTTTTTGAGGTTCCAGCAGGACCACTAACAAACATTACCTTTGTATTTTTGTCTAATGCAACATCCAAAAACTGTTTTTGTTTACTTGTCAATTCCCGTTGATGTATTTCAATCTCATTTTTGATTTTGTGTTTTTGTGGCACAATAGGACTCTTGTCTTCAAGGTGTTTTTTCTTTTTCATTCAGTGTTTTGGTTTTACTGTATTATCTAATAACGATTCGATTCGTTTAACCCTACTACACAGTTCGTACTTTTCATCTTTAAGATAAAAGTCATATACATTTTGAATATTGTCACGAAATGCTTCTCTGGCAATAGTAATAACGAAGTCGGAATTTTTGAAATTAAATACTTCAGCCATTGGTAAGTTTTTTTCAATAGCGAATTCGATTGAGGATATAACACATTCTGTCAAATCGGTT